ACTTGAGCACCAGACTCAGCAGTCTTGTAGATGGTTCTGATGACTTCGCGGTTGATCTCAGCAAGAATCTCAGTGGAGAGAATGTTTGCGAGTTCCGCTTCAGCGTTCAGACCGTGGATTGCCTTAAGGTCTTGTGCGAGTTCTAAGGAGTACTCAGCCTTCAGTGCTCTAGACTTCGCAGTAACGGTGACTTTCTCGATCGAGAATGCCATCTGGTTGAAAGCATTGCTTCCAGTACCGTCAAGTGCTTCTGCGTCGTCTGTACGCATACCCTGACCAACAGAATATGCTTTCTGTGTGGCGTTGGAGGAAGGATTCAGAGCACCAGGGTTAGTGCCAGGGTTGTGTCCGGTAGTACCCATACCAACTGCAGCATTGGTCATGCCGTTGGTGAGGTCAAGACCTTTGTCCTGACCGGAGAATGCGGTATCTACTTCATCGAAGAAGGTTTCAGTGCCAGACTGACTGTCACGACGTGAACGCATCGCAAAGATGAGTCCAGTAGGACCAGACATTGGCTGAACACCTGCGAGGTCATATGCGACCAAGTTAGGCATAGAGCGTCTGATCAGGGAAATCAGAACTGGATCGAAACCGGCAACAGGACCTGATGCGGTTGCACCACCAGAGAAACCAGCAGCAGAGCCGGTTTGGGTGTTCATGTTAGGTTGCTCAGTAAGCATTGTGGTGCCGCTTTCGAAGGCACTTTGCTCACGGAGGAATTTTTCTTGGTTTTCCAGCAGGACTGCGGTTACTGCTCTCTTATGGGAGTTCTCGATTTTATCAAGACCCTCATGGTTGAGGAGAGGTGCCCACTTTTCCTGCAACTGTTCGGAATGGAACATTTGCGTTTACCTATGTGTGGTTAGTTTATGTTTGATTTAATTTTAAATTCAGGAGTTTTTGCTAAGTGTAGAACCCAATGCTCTCATGTAGGATTCCATCGAACCAGTATAGGATTGATGGTTGCTCTCTACACCTTCAGAGAGGGTCTCGGTCTTAGCTGGAGTAGAAACGGTCTTCTGAGAGAAGTATGACTCCTTCAGTGTTTCTAACTTTTCACGATATTGTGCTTCACTTTCAAACTCTACACTTTCGGAAAGTGAGGCGAGCTTCTCTTTCTGTGTCTGTGCAAGACCATCAGAGACTTGATCTAAGATTCCTTCAGCAACCGACTCATTGAGTCTGGAATTGAGGGAGATATTCTTTTCGATTTGCTCGTTGAGTTTTGTTTCCATCTCATCTAATTTTGCTACCATTGCGGTAGTTACATCATACTTCTCTTCAGGGATAGTTACATAATGTTCTTCAAAAAGACTCTTCATTCCGGAGAGGAACGATTCGGTCATTTCAGTCTTGAGTCCATGCTCGACTGCGAGTTGATTTTCAGTCATCCACTCGTCAGCGACATACTCAAGGTAAGAATCAACACGCTCAGCGAGTGATTCTTTTGCAGAAACAATTTCTTCTGCAAACTTTTCTGCAAACTTAGTTTCCAGTTCTTCTTTGACTTGAGCAACCTTAGAATTGATTGCTGCTTCGAAGATGGTGCGTGCTTTTGCTTGGAATTCCTCGGAGAGTTCTTCGCCTGCGAGGAGAGCATTGACATCTTCTTCGATGTCATACTCAGCAACGACTTCTTCTTCAGTTACTTCTTCTTCAGAAACAACTTCGTCTTCAGTAGTCTCTTCTTCAGCGACTACCTCATCAGTGGTTTCCTCTGCTTCTGCTACTACTTCTTCGTCTGCTACTTCTTCCTCTTCCTTCATACCCTTAGGCATTGGGTCAGCAGGTTTAGCACCTTTGGTGATAATATCCTTGACTTGCTTGAGGGTAGCACCTGGCTCTTTCAGTTTTGCCGAATCATCATCGGACTTGTAGTTCTCGGGAGTAGGACCACCGAGATCCTCAACGTTAGCCAGTTGAGTGCCAGGATCTGCCATTTTAGGCATAGGATCTGCAGCAGCAGCCCCAGAATTAACAGCAGTTTTGGATTGCTGTGTCTTTACTTCCATTTCTTGTAAATCTCCACGAGACATTTGAACTCTCCGTTATTGCCGGTATTAAAACTATATTTATTTATAAAATTAAAGATTAGATAGGAAATCACTCCATAACTGGAGTTTGTGCTCCTCTAACGCTCTCTGACCGACGAGTGTGTTAATCTTATTTTTGGTCTGCTGGGCATACTTTTCGCGAAGTAAACCACCTTCCCAGACCCATTCTTTACCTTCCATAATACCCTCAACAAATGCATCAGGTGCAGAAGGATCAGCAACAATATCAGCAGCAGTTGCTAACATGAAGTCGTCGCCAACAATATTGCATCCCTCTTTTGTTGTTTTAAGCGATCCAATACCACGAGAAGAAACGCCAAGTTTGACACCTTCTTCTACGAGATTTGCGGCAATCTTACCCATCGGTGTTCCAAGGATTTTTGCCTTACCAATAAAGTTATCTCCACTCTCTCTTAATGAGACAATCTTATGTGATACTCTATCGAGATTCACGGTAGGACCATCAGGATGTCCAAGTTCACCAAGTGCTCTACCTGCCTGAACATTGGATTCGTTATAACGAGAAACTTCACGACGAAGAGTATCCATAGGATACATACGACCATTGCGGTTCTTGATGTTTCCCTGAAGGAATACTCCCTCAATATACAGGGATTTCTTGCCAGACTTTGTTTTCTCTACAAGAAATTTGACAGATTCGATCTCTTCTCTGATAAGTTTCATTGTTTTTAATTGGTGAATCCTACTTTTGCTACCTCAACTGCAGCTCCGGTGACATAAATTTTGTCGCTTGGACTCTTCTCAACTATCTCAACACTGTTGTTAAGTTGAGTGAAAGACCCAATAACTGTATCACTAGAGTCTGTTCTGAATACAACGACTACACCCGCAGTTGCAACAATTCTCACAACGGTTGCATTACCAACAGTGGTTGCATTACTGCTACCTGCTGCTAGTGCTGCTTTTTCTCCTAATGGTAAAATGCGTGACATTTTTATAATCTACTTGTATATTTTATTTATTCTTCTTCTGCTTCTACTTCTGCTTCAGTATCAGGCTGTTCCTGATTGCCACCAAAGAGAGAAGCAGCAGCCGTTTCTCTATGGGAGGAGACTCTCTCACTAGTTTTACTAAAAAGTAAGTCTTTGATTGTATCAGATATTTTCGAAGGTGATCCATCAGTAATCATCATGTCTAAAAGTTCATCCATGTTTCCCATGTTACAAATTTACTTATATTTATATCTCGCCACCCTTGGGCATCTCAATTGGTTCAGCAGAAGAAGCATCAATCTCAGGTTCCATAACCGGTGCTCCAAGGTCCATTGAAGCAGGATTTTGCCCTGCATCTAGTGGTTGACCAGTTGCAGGGTCAATTGTTGCTGGATCGGGAATAATACCTGACTTTATTTCTGCTTCGATAAGTTTATCTTGCTCAAGAATTTCCATATCAGTTTGACGCAATATCTTGCGCCTTACATAGTCCTGTGAGTAGTATTTACCCACATATGGTTGAGCAGTTTCAACAAGAGATAATCTCTCATTCATTAATTCTGCTTCTTTTAATTCGGAGAAATGATTATCATATAGGAAATCATATTGAATATGCTCACTCATTAATTCCCAATCTTCAGGAGTGATAACATTCTTAAGAAGTAATTGAGTTCTAAGCATGTCATTAAACATTGCAGAGAATCTCTTTCTTAAACGACCCACGAACTTTGTGAATTTCAGTTCATCCCTAAGTATTTCAGATGATCTACCCAGATTAAATCCACCTTCTCCGTCCATACGTGACGGCGGAACATTAAGGGACCTGTAAAGTTTCTTCTTAAAATACTCAATGTCAGTGATTTCTCCCAGGTTTTGACCGCCAGGAAGAGTAGAAATTTCAGTTCCTCTGCCTCCTTCACGTCTGGGCAACCAGAAGTCCTCAAGCATAGCCATGTACTTTTTGTCATCACGAATCTCTCCTGTGGACGCATCGTATACTAACTTGTTACGATATCTCATCATAACGTCACGCAGATACTGTTCTGCTTTAATTTTTGGAAGATTGCCAACATCAATATAGAAAATACGACGTTCTGGTGCTCTTGAAAGTCTATAAATGACGAGACTATCCTCAATCATTCTCAGTTGATTGAGAGACTTGATTGCTTTATGAAGATATGAAAGCGTTGA